AGCTGATGGTAGATCCTGCCCTTGCGAGCAGTCTTGCCAGAGCACTTAACGGATGTCATCGATTGCATGAGATCAAGCCTCGTGATGATGGTGAACTTTAGCCATGAATGCCACGAACCGTGGATCTGCAGCAGGGTCAAAGCGGAAAGCCTCAGCCCTGTCACCGCCTTGTGTCCGTGGGTCGGTGTGGTTAGCCAGCTTACGTGAGCCAGCAGCAGCTTGAAGAAGCATTGTACTAGGTGAGCCAGCCTCATTGGCTGGCAATGCACCAAGGAGTGATTCGATCTCTCGGCTTCTCGCCTTGTCTTGGTGCTCTGCGGAACTCGGTGTCTCCCAGGGCTTATTGCCTGTCGTGCCCCGCTCGATCCCTTTGCCCGTGCCTGCCTTGGTGAGCCGGAGTGCGTGGGAGAGTTCTCGGGGAAGCCCTGGCCTTATTGCCTGGGAGATCCGTGATTCGGTTGTCTAGGTGCTGGTGGGAACTTTGGAAGGCCTTCCCGGTGGCCTTGGTCCGATTATGCCCCGGATCGTGGCGTTTGTCAAGTCGGTTGGCCTGGCTTCTCGCCGGCTCCTTCTTGGTGTGAGGCTTGAGGTGCGTTGCCGCCTTCCCCTCGCCTCGTACCCACATTATGGACCCCAGCCAGCCGAGATGGCATGAGTATTTCTACCTGTTGTGCCATATCCACCCCAAATCCATTGGTATCACTGGATAAATTCATTGTAACGAGGCCTGTAACAATAGATATATGAGGCTTCAAGGGGGCTCAAGCGGGCAGGGTGATGGTGAATGACCTAATGCATCGAGCACGCTCTATATCCATGGTCCACGCTGTAAGCCCCTGTAAGCCCCTCTAGCGGGCGCTAGCACGCCCTAGCTGGTCGTTGGTGTCATTGCACCCAATCAATGCTTGAAGCCCCTTGTAGCCCCTTGTAGGGCGTGCTAACGCCCGCTAGTGGCCTTGTAGAGCGATGTAGCGGGTTGATGAGGGTTCAAAGGGGATCAAAGCGAACAGATGCGCGCACTTAGGGGCATAAGTCAACCCCCTTTGACCCCGCATCTAGCCCCTTTAGGCCCCTTGATGCCCCCTTTGACCCCACATATAGCGCATAGGGTGCGAGCTAGCGCCCGCTTTCACCATCACAGGCCCCCTACCCCGTTGCAATGGGTTTCAAGGGGGGGCTAAGGGGGGATTTTGGCCCCTACCTTATCGTATACGGGTTCACATTTTTCTGACAAAATACTCTCAGTAGTAGGACGTGTCCGCTTTAACGTTAGAATTCCATCTAATCGGATACGTCATCTATCATCAGTCATACGTCAGCTATAAAGATGTGATGGATATACTCCCCCCTTTATCCCCGTCTATTCCATATTCCTGTCTAATCCCCCTCTTATTCCCCCCATCACCGGCTTATACGGTCTTTAATCCCCCCCTATAGTCCCCCCCTTAGGCGGCTTAAAGGGGGAAGAGACTACCGATTAGGTGGTCTTCTTCCCCGTGTCGCCATCCACCTTGGAGAGGGGGAGCACCACTTCCCTTGGTCCTCTCCTTGCTAATGGCCGCAGTCGTTGTTAATTAGTTCCAGCGCAAGGGTTTGCGTAGGTTCTGAGACTTACGCTTAAACTGGGTAAAACTGACCCCTAAACAGAGACCATCAATTGCTTCAGAGGGAGCTTCTTCGAACATCTCCATCATTGCTGTCCACTCTTCATTTCGTCTTTCTGCTTGACGCTTATGAGCGGATTGAGCAAGAGCATCTGTAAACCATTGGACCCCTTGAGCAAGCGAGTCAACCCGGTCATCATGTTTGACTGCTCCCTTCTCCCTACACATGCGGGAGAGCTGGTACATGAGCATGTATTCCAGTCTCTTCTCTGGAGCAACGTCTGGATTGGATCTGTAGTCCCACTCAATAACCTTGGGATCTACGATTAGCTTGTGTTGATTTAGAATAGGTTCCAGAGTCTCAATGATTCGCTCCTCCTTTCGTACTGAAGCACGTACCTCTTCCAGATGGGCATTACATTGCTGCTGTATGAGGTGTCTCTTAAGGAGTTCACATACCATTCCGTCACCAAAGTTGGACTCGACAAGGATCGTAGTAGCATGATACTTTTTAGCGGTTCTTACGATTTCAGATAACGTTGTATCCGAATAGCCGTCACGTGAAGCGCCCATATGGCGGAAGAACACATATCCATTAGCTTGAGACAGAACCGTATACACTGTCTCGTCAGTACCACGACCGCTAGGGTCAACGGAGACGATCGTCTCGGCATAGTCGTCCATCCCCTCATCAATAAACATCGGTGCAAACCAACGATCTCCAGGTAGACCGACAGCAGGCAACTCCTTGTGTACGTAACGAAGGTCACTGCTCCAAGCGTAACGCTCAGCACAGGTGTCAGACAGAGGTGTACAAATGAAGTCAGAGAATCTAAGGGGGAACTTCTCAGCATCAGACAGGGTTGTGTTTAATTGGAACTGGAGTTCGAAGTTAGAGCGCCCCATGTGGGCTTCACGCTCTGTTAGCTCCTCTTCTCCGAATCGAGTATCTGTTGGAGATCCCGCTTTAGCCCCCTTTTCCAGATCGGCCTCTAGCTGGGGCGCTAAGGTGCCTTCATAGAGGCTTTGGTCACTAGGGTACCTAGCAGGCCATACAAAGGGCTTGTAGCCCCTCTCAGATAGCTTACGATAGACGGTGAAGGTTGTCTGAGGAGTACCAAGATAGATAATCCTGGAAGTCTTCTTAGGAATGAGGACTGATTCAGCTTCAGTTACAAGCTGGAGCAGCTTCTCTCTCTGCATGTCTGTAGCAGAGTTGTTGGGGACTTCGACGTCGTCGTAGAGGATGATGTCCGCTCGACTACCCGTGAAGTTACCAGTGATACCGACTGACTTGACTGAAGGTGACTGAGTAGGAACACAGCCGCCAATGTCAAAGTTGACACGAGACCAGCGGAACTGATCGCCTTTAGGCCGCATATGCGCGAGCCAGTCGATCTGCATAATGAGCTTCTGGAGGAAGATCGAGTTGGAGTCTGCACGATCTTTAGATGCGGACAGACAAATAATCTTCTTGTCGGGATCTCTGAAGAGCTCCCATAGTACATAGGCGGCGGTAACATAAGACTTTCCAATACCTCTAAATGCTTGAATCTGTAATCGCTTAGGCCCATTCTGCAGATAGTCTGCTATGCAGTTCTGGGCACGGGTTGGTGCAGGGAGTCCTAGCTCATGCCATACGGCACGTAAGAAAATCTTGAAGTCCCCCTTTAACGCCTCTTCAAGGCGGCTTGTTTTAGTGTTAGGCATAATCTAGCGTGAGTGGGGTTAGAGGGGCCTTGTAGCCCCTCCTAGAGGCCTATCCGGCGACGTTAGGCGCACTGGTACCGTACGCAGCTTGGTTAATGGTTGTTGTATCCATATTCATAGCTTTCTCACCGTAATCATCACCGCCTTCAGCAGCTTTGACCTGGGCAGCTCCGCCATAGACACCAGCAGCATCAGAGATTGCCTCCCTACTACCAGCATCGGCGTAAGCCCTGTTGTTGATGTCAGCTACGTTCTTAGTGCTGAGCTCAAAGGCCTTTGTACCGTAAGAGTTGGCCTTATCCACGAATAGCTTACCCATTTGAGACCCAATTGATCCCAGACGTTCATACTGAGCATTAAGCGCTTCACTGAAGCTGCTGTTCTGCTTGTAGATATCTGAGGGATTAAACGTGGTCAAAGCAGATGGCATTTTGAATGTATTGCCATTATTATTCGACTGAACGAGGCTACGCTTGTCGTTGATACCGAAAGCACCAGCAAAATTGGAAATGCCAGTCTTCTCAAGGTACTTCCAACCCTTCTTGGTTAGCTTCTTATCGCCACGACCTTGTTGGAAGTCGTAGATAGCCCCAAGTGCCTTGGCTGCTCGCTTGTCAAGCTTGCTCATCAACTTAGCGTTCTTGGTTGGATCCTTGGAGAACACAGTGCCAATGGAAGCGTTATCACCAAACTTCTTACCCAGATTCTTTAGCCACTTACCATTAAAGATAGGTGACAGGCCGGGCTTTGGGGTTTGAGGTCCCACATTGAGGAACCGCTGATATACTGATTCACCAGAGGTTGTACGGCGGTCCAAATGGGGCGTAGAAGGCCGGAAATAGTTGTCTGTGAAGTGTCTGGCTGCCTCTCCCACAGAAGAGAACTTAGGCAGGTTCTCGAGGCTCCTAGTCCAGCCTATGAGGCTCTTACCAGGTGCAGGGTCATGCTTACCCATGTACTCTTCAACAAAGTACCGGAACTGGAACTGAGCACTGTTTGGATCAACGCCCTGGCTGATAGCCTGCTGCCTAGCCTTGTCATATGGTCCACGGCGTGAATGGCTGTACTGGGAGAGGCCACGTCCGGCATTGTTGTTACCAACTTCAACCACGTCTAGGTTGGCCAGATCTTCGTTTCCAGTTTCAACCATCCAAGAGCCAATAAGACCAGCAGCAGCATAGGGAGACATACGCTTTATTCTGCCCTGGGAGAGGTTCTCAATTTCATCTCCTGTGAGCGCGTTGTAGAAGTAACTAATGTTGTCGGACATAACTTAAAAAGAGTTAAGTAGGGGGCCGAAGCCCCCAGGAAGTCAGTTCAGGACTTGCTTTGCAAACCCAGTCTTAGTGGCAGTGCGAGTACCACGGATGGAGTAGAGAACACGTAGGATCGAGATCAGCTCATTGGCTGTTTGAGGTGTAGCAATAGCTTGACCACCAGGGAACACCACAGTGTCACCGAAGTCGTCCTGGAATAGGCGGAACCTATTCTCAGACTTGGTTTGATCAATAGTGGTGAGGTATTTGGTATATACCTCCTCGATGAAGCGAATAACAGTGTTTACTGTGTAGTCACCTGGGGGTGTAGATGCAGTAATGATAACTTCGTCACCGAAAGAATAGGTACGAATTTTCGATCCACCAGGCCCGGAGGCGATGGAAGTCTCAGTGAAGAGCTTTAGCTGCTCTGGGAAATACTTGCTCATTGTGTTATCAGATTGTCAGTATGCTAGTTGTAAGAAGGCTTCAACATGCATGGATCCCTTTGCTTGATTGCAGGAGCGACAAGCTGTCGCGCAGTTTTCTGCATTGGTCGCACCACCTCTTGATCGAGGTCTTACGTGATCAATAGTCAGGTTGCGGTCACAGCCGCAGTAGACACACCGGTGCCCATCTCTTTCGAATATCGCATTTCGCCACATCCTCTTGGCATCACTGCTCTTGAGGACAACCATGTTGTAGAGATAGTCACCGGGGGTTTGCATGATTAGGAAAGGTAGTTGGCCGCGTTACGAATAATAGTTGGGTCATCTTGTAGTAGTCCAATGGCTTTGTTGCAAGGCCCACATAGCAGGCCCCGTACTTTACCAGTACTATGACAGTGATCTACATGTAGATTCTCTCGACCATCTCTAGGGTTGTCAGCCCCACAAATAGCACAAACACCACCCTGAGATTCCAGCATGTTGCTGTAGTCCTCGGGTGTTAACCCGTACTTCTTTAACTGCTGGATCCTATTATTCTTCTTGTAACGCTCTTTGTTTGCGGCGTAGTATTCTCGAGCCCAAGCCTTCTTGAACTCAGGGGTCCATTTATTTCCGCTTGGGTCTGCCACCAGACCCTTGTCTGGCTCGGTTCTTTCTTGGGGATTCAAGTGTTGTTGAGCCATCTTTCTTGTGTGAAACGTCTTTACCGCCTTTACCATAAATACCACGCTTACGGCGCTCTCTGTTGAGCTCGGCTCGGTACTTGCGGTTCTTAGCAGTCTTGTTACGCTTTCGCTGGGCAGCATTTTTTCTCTTCCGGGCTTCGGGATTCGAGCGGTAGTATCTCGCACTCCGACCAGGACTACTCGATTTACGAGGGGCCATTAGTTTATCTCAGCTTGTACGTCATCAAAGGATAGTTCTGGAATGAGTCCAGCAAGACCAGCAAGAGGGCTGTTCTCCACAGGGACTCCAGTGATGTCGTTAGCTTTCAACCAATCCACTGCAGCCCGGAGATCTGCGGTAGATGCTTGGCCTGACTTGATACGCTCGATAAATTCCGAGGTAACCAGGCCATGGAGGAACTCAAATTGTTCCTCTGTGCCCATCTTGCTAGCCATGTTCAATCATCCAGTGCTTTGAGGTCATTCAGCAGTTCTTCCACCCGTGCACGGATGGCAACCACTTTGTCATCTTCTTTGCGATGAGGACGTTGTGTATCGATCAGGTTCTTTACGAGCTGAGCGATGCTGTTCTCCTTAAGCCTGGAAACACCAATAACTTCGGAGACAATGAATGCTGCCAGGAAGCCCAGGGCCTCGTAGGTCAGCTTAACGCCAAGAATTTCAATCATTGTAGTGACATTTGAGTTGAGTTATTTTCCTTTGGTCGTCGAAGACGTGAGCATCTAGCTTCTCTTCCATCCGGCCAAGGGTTTTGAAGAGCCCATCAATGGTCCTGTTGAGCTCTTCTTTTGTTACGTAGGTCTCTGAGATCTTCAATTCAAGCTTAAGAACATCAGACTCAACTGAATCTAACTTCTTTAGAGTGAAAGTGAAACCCCCCAGCAGGGCTGAGAGTGCGATCCCAATGAGGTATTCAGGCATGTTAGGGTCTGCAGGTCATGTACCACCCTGTACCAGGACCGTCAATTTCCCAACGCTGTAGCCAGTTCCTGTACGAGTAATGAATGTACTCGCCTCTGGTGTAGTTCACATATCCACCATGAACCAGGTCGGCTTCACCTGAAGGATCATGGACAAGGAATCCAGTGTCGTCGTATCCAACGATCACCGACCAGTGCCCACCTCCTGTAGGCGCGCTTACACGCCCCTTGTGGATCCAACCTACTGCTACTGGGTAACCTTTATCGATCTCGGCTCTGAGGCGCTCTGCGGTGCCGTTGGTGAGGAAGAATGGATGGAGGCCCAGACGGCTAAGAGCGCCGAGCTGAGCCGTGGAGCTGGTAGTGTCCCCGTAGTGCTGACGGATAAGGTTGTACTCATCGTCGGTCTTGACCTTGCCCAGGTAAGCCGCCAGCATGGCACAGGAGGAGCTGAAGCACTCCCTGTATCCCGTGCCGCTCTTGTTATCGTATTGATAGAAATAAGGTACGTTTAGCTTGACCATACGCGTAAGGGGTGTTCAGGGAATACTTCGTAACCGCCTTCTGGGTCTACTTCACCCTGGATGTTTACGTGGTGGCGGTTATCCCACACAGGTGGTGTGATTTCATTACCCTCTTCGTCATAGACACCAGGGGTAGTGATAATAGGACCGATCTCATCGATGGCCCAAGTGTGGCTAAAGGGTTGGACAATAGGATTGCCATCTTCATCAGATGTGATCCAGCCCTGAGCTTCAGCCACGGTAAGGAAGACATCCCTGTTAGGGAATCTCATGTAGTGGTTTCTCATTGGGTGATCTCCTGTAGCTGTTCGTCAGTCAGGCGTGTTGGCCAGTAGGTGAGGCGGGAGATACAGCCACAAAGTTGCTCTCCTCCGCCGTTGTAAGATCCGATGTGGATTCGATCTACAGTAGGCAGTGTAAGGCTCGTATCCGTACCCTCATTAGCCCCATCAGAGTAAATTACCGCATCATTTAACGTAAAGGCTGCTGCAGTCTTTGTATTGTTCAGGGTATCAGTGAAAATTATATTTGTCTGAATACTACTGCTGTCAATGATGAATAATTGGTGATCACGAAGAAGGATTCGGTTACCGCTGCCACTTCCGTCGCTAATGTCTACGACATCTCGACCACCGCCAGACGTGACTTTACCTTTGGTCTCACTAAATACCGTCCCCTCACTCTGGTTATACCAGCTTGAGAAGTTAGTACCCGTAATTTCCGCTAAATCCACTGCACGGGTGGCTGTAGCGCCGTTAGTGGGGATGTAGGAGGATGGGAAGGATACGCCAGACTCAATCTGATACCCACTTACAGTGAATGTTCTTGAGCTGTTTGAGGTGTATTTTATTAGGCCTGTGTTATTGGACACAGTACCACTAGTTCCTGTAACCCAAACCCTATACAACCCGTTACCGTAGTCCTCTACAGTATAAGAATTAGGGCTAGTAGTCTGCCCAGCTAAAATTATAGTAAACTCATTAGTAGAGTCTGTAGGGGTACCCGTGCTAAATACTGGGGCACCCCCATCTGTCATACGGATAAAACAGGAGAAGGTGGTTGTAGTTGAGGCAATAGCCCCAGACACATACACATAAGAGGCTGTGGACCCATTGTGTCCAAAAGCAATTCCAGTGTTATCAAACAGCCCACTAAATGAAGTAGCCGTTAATAGGCCAGCGCTTATTGTCGTCGGATCAGTCAAACCATTTTTAAATTCAGAGTGGATGACCAGGTTCGTCCTCGCCTCCTCAATCAGCAACCCAAGGCTCTCACCCGTGGTTGGATCGTGGTCAAAGCGTGCTTCATTTACAGCAGCAGATTGGATAACACCATTAGCATCCACATAGGTCCCCGTTGAAGCCCGTGTGAACGTAACTTTAGGATCAAGGGTCTTAGTGGCAGCAAAGTTCAGGTCAAGGGTGGCATCAGAGAATAGACTAGCTACAGCTTGATACACCCTTCCTTTCTGGATTCTAGCGGCTAAACGGCTAGCGAAGTCCTTGATGTAGTTTGTTTTTGGAAAGAATGTTGTGTTTACATAGGCCAATTAGGGTTCCTCCTGGAATGGATGAAGACCCAGCCGGCTAAGAGCACCGAGCTGGGCTGTAGAACTGGTGGTGTCGCCGTAGTGCTGGCGGATAAGGTTGTAGTCATCATCTGACTCAACCTTGCCCAGGTAAGCCGCCAACATGGCACAGGAAGAGCTGAAGCACTCCCTGTATCCCGTGCCACTCTTGTTATCGTATTGGTAGAAGTATGGTACGCTTAATTTAGTGAGTGCTTTTGTCATAGTAATTTAAGCAATTCTGACCTTGATAATGGATCCAGTGCGATACATTTGTCCAACAGCAACTCCAGCACCTGCAGCTGCTGTATCGTCTACTGCATCAGTAAGCAAGGAACTATCCAGCAATACACGAGTGTTAGATATTTCAACCCGTCTAACGCCATCTGCTGTAACACCTAGGGCATTCGCACCAGCTGAATATAGACCAGTTGTAGGGTAGCCTCTCAAATAGGCAGCTGGTTGTGCAGACGATCCACCACTGATTGCAAATCTAGGAGCTGATCCAGTACCAGTAAATACTTGAGTGCTGAGATTTCCAATAAGAGTTGGTTGCTGTGCTCCAGTTACAGAGGTTAGAGTCGTACTATTACTCGTCCCAGATTCAACAACTGGAGGCGCACTTGCATTGCAAAAACAGTTAATAGCATTAGTTCTAGTGCTATCATTTACTAGCACCAGTCTAGAGCCATCGTTAATGAGACCACTGATTGAAGTATCGGTACAAGTATCTAACTCAACCATGTAAATACTGCTTCTAACAGTAGAATTAGGGGCTTCTCCTGTTACATTGTTGACTACGCTATTATCACATCCAGTTAGTTTAATGCCAGGTAGGCCAGCATCATTCCGGTCAAAATCACCATTATAGAGATTGGTAATCTGCACTCCAGTAGTATTACTAATAGTAAGGCCGCTTCCAAAAGAATT